GACGACAGAGACGAGACAAAGCAGAAATACGGTGACGCCTTAGTGCTTGTGCAGAATAGCTGGGGCAAGCGTTGGAACAGCGGCGGCACTCGCGTGATGAGAACCGGCATCGACATCGCGGCTGGTTCGTTTTGGGCTCGCTGGGGCGACATTCGCAACCGCTACGCTATCGCATTCTCTGGCCTCGCTGGATGGCCTCCGCAGCGGTTTGATCGATGGTTCACAGCAGGAGTGTTTTGATGCGTTACATGCTGCCACTGTTGCTGATCGCCGCAGGTTGCAACGCTCCTGGCGTTGTGAATCGTGCCGACATCATTGCAGCCCTTGCCGTGCGATATGCGGCTGCAATCGTCAATCAGGACAAAGAGCCAGCACCGACGCCAGACGTGCCGTCTGAGGGCTGTGTGGACGGCTGCCGATGCAACGGCACTGGCGAAGAGAAATCCGGCGACGGTTTGGCGATCGTGCCGTGCCGATGCGATGACGATTGTGAGTGCAAAGCAGCACGAGCTGAACCGGAACCTGTGGTTGCTGACGAGCCGCAGCTTGTGCCGATCACATCGAGCAGCTCGTGTGAAAGTGGAAACTGCCAACCACAGGGGGTGAGACGGTGGAGGCTTTTTCGCAGATGAACTTTCGAGACAATCTCCGCACCGAGGTATGGAACCGTCTGCCAGCTAGCAAGCACTTGCTGGGACGCAACCGAGTCAATCGGCTGATCGACCGTGCGATCGGTGCGTGGCCTGTGCCGATCTTCAGCAACTGCGACAGCAAGGAAGAGCGATTGCTATTGGCAGACGCCTACGCTCACAGGCTGGCGCGTGCTGAGTTTGGCAGCGTGATGGTGCTGCTGTTTATCGGATTGGCTACTGCACTGGTGCAGGTGCTGCTTGAATGGTGGTTGCTTAAACCTGCCTACCGCATCGACTTCAGCTATTGGAAACAAGATTTGACGAGATCGCCATGAGTACCAAAGACGCCTACAGCCTTGCCAGCCGCATAATTGAGCGTTGGGGTTTCCCAGTGCTGGTATCTCTTGCTGTTGGCTTTGTGCTGAGAAACGACGTGCTGCTGCCTCTCGTGGACGCACACGAGACGTTTCTGACCGAACTCACCGCATCGCAAAGAGAGCTAGCCGAAGCAATGCAGGAACAGACACGGTTGCTCTACGCGATGCAGCCACGCACGGCATCTTTCCGACTGCAAGACGACACGCCGCAGAACTAGGATGAAACGAGACAGAATAGCCACGTTCGTTGCCGTGCTGGCTGTGGCGGCAATCGCAATCGCAGCAGCGTTTGCGTCAATGATTATGATAGGCTAGCTGTAAATCACTACTTTAGGGCTACGCCCATGCCGATGAACAATCGACTGTTGGTTCCCCGCAAAGTACCGGGTCTGCTTGACCTAGTGCCAGGAGCCGCAGCCGCATACTCGCTCCGCAGCCTGAGCCGGTCATACGCTGATCCCGTCGTCACGGTGCGGCGTAGCAGCGACGACGCGGAGGAAGACTTTACTGCGGCAGAGGTGAGCGATGGGACGCTTGCTGCGTTTGCTGGTGCTGGGGATGGGTTTGTGAAGCAGTGGTGGGATCAGTCTGGCAATGCAAACCACGCCGTCGCAGCAGCAGATACGAACGAGCCAAAGATTGTGGATTCTGGCGTCGTCGTTACAGAGGAAGGCAAGCCAGCGTTGCAGTTTGATGGGAGCAACGACTACTTTTCCGTAACAGCATCTATTGCGGAGCCTGCGTTTGTGTTTGTTGGCAGCATGGATGACGTAACGTCTGCGGCCTCCTTTTTTGACTCGCCACCGGGGCCAGGCAGAGCATTCCTCCATTGGCGTGGTAACCTGTCACCAGATCAAATTACTCTTGGTAACTTGATTGGGCCTACTGTTATTCTTAGGTATATCAACGATGGAACTTTTGAAAACGCCAGCCAGTTTGTTCTTATTGGAGACATAAACAATACTGCTTCGCAAATAAGAAAGGACGGCGCATCCCTTGTGGAAGGAGACGCTGGGTCTGGTTCGCTGGTTAACTACTACATCGGCGGAGAACAGTCACTCAGTTCGTTTTACGCATATGGTGGAAAGATGCAGGAAGTGCTGTTCTGGCCTGGAGACGTGTCTGGATTTTATGAACTCATCGAAGGCCAGATCGCTTGGAGTTTTAGCCAATGAGCCTCGCAGCCAAACTCCCCTACGATCACGCATACGCTGGCGGGTATCCCGGCATCGGCTCGCAGCCATTGCCCACTGACGCTGATGCGCTGGACTACCTCGCACGGGTCAAGGCGGCTGACGGTGCAGGCGTGGAAGTCGGCGTTGCCACAGCCGTAAGTGCGTTCGTTGCGGACAGTAAGGCTCTGGGCGTGTGGGACTCCATACGGGCGAGTTGCGTACTCGCCGGTGCGCGGACGCTGGCTGGGGCATTGGTTCCGCTGCGAGACTATGGGCCGGAACTCGTTGACATCAACAGCCTAGAAAGTCCTTCGATCAACAACTTGGGTGGTTCTGCGGGATACTGGGACGCCGCATCTCGCACTGCATATAGCACAGCAACCGGAGCGGCAGGGTATCCATACTTTGTGTTTCCAGTGTCAGTTGTTGTCGGGAAGACATACAGATTCTCGGGGGTGCTATCAGGCGATTTTGCGGATATCAACCTGTTTCGGTTTGGAAACTTAAATGTAACGATCGCAGAAGATGGTTCTTTCGATGCTTCGCTGGTAGCAAACTTTGCCGATTTCAAAATATATTTTGAAAGCTCGCTGGGTCCGCAGGCCGTCACCATCGACTCCCTCTCAATCCGAGAGGTGATCGCCGCCCCGACAAACGTCGCTGATGGATTTGTTGAGGGCGACTTCAGCAGAACCGCTGGGCTCACAGGGGATGGGACGAGTTACATTGATAGCGGGCGGTCATCCGATGATGATCCAGCGGCGGACTGCCATCTCGCAGTTTTCTCAACATCGCCACCAAGCGGCAACATTGCAATGTACGTTGGCGGGCAAGTGTCGAATCCTTACGACATATACCGCAGTGCTGCGGACATGCAGTTTCGCAATGGAGGTACACAAGGTGCATCAGGGCTTGGGTTAAGCACTGGGCTTATTGCGTCTACTAGAAATGCGGCAGATTCGTTTTCGATACGAGTGTCAGGCACCACTACAACTGCGGCAAGCGTGGCCCGCACGCCAAATGACGTAAATATGTTTGTGTTTGCAAGAAACGCGCCGGGCGGTACAGATTTTATAAGTGACGCCACTATCGCCTTCTACAGCATCGGCTCCTCGCTCTCGCTGGAAGACTTGGACACCGCCGTGACCAACCTCATCAACCGGCTGAAGTTCGCATTGCTCGTTGGCGAGAACCCGAGCGGTTTGGACCCCGACACAATCGACTACATAGTGCGCGGCTACGAAGCAGGAGGATCACTAGAATGACCCTAAAGGCGCGCATTACGGCCATAGACCGCTTCATAAAGGGCCTGAAAGAGGACAACCTATATAACGACATCAACGCAGCGTGCGTGATCGCTGGGTGGGACTCGCTTGCCGGTGCGCTGACGCCGCTGAAGGGAAGTGCGCCGACCAATAGCGGATTCCTTGACGCCGACCTTGACCGTGGCATTGGGATGAAGGGCAACGGCAGCAGCAAATATCTGGACAGCAACCGCAATAACAATGCGGATGGGCAAGACGACGCGCATCGGGCTGTATGGGTATCAAACCCGGCAACGTCGACAGCCTCTGGCCCAGCAACATATCCTGTTTATGTCGGCACTGGTGCATTTAATGGTTCAGACAACGTAGGCAGATTGCAGTCTAACAGCAACAACTTCTTTCACAGAAGCCGATCGTTGACGCAGACGTTTACGCCTGGAGCGGCAAGCGTCACTGGGTTGCTTGGGACAAACAGAAATTCTTCGTCAGGATACACACTGCGTATTTCTGGCGTAGACAACGCCGTGCCTGTCGCCTCTCAAACGCCCCTATCGGCGTCGTTAAATGTGTATAAGGCTACGGGCGACAACATCACTTATTCAAACGCAACCATAGCATTCTACTCAATCGGCTCTGCCACCGACCTCGCACTCCTAGACGCCCGCGTCTCAACACTGATGGCTGATTTGCGAGCCATCGAAGAGGCTGGTTTTGATAGGGATGCCATCGCCTACATCCGTGCCGTTGAAGCGGCAGACGGGGCGTATCTGGAAACCTCAGTGAAAATCGCCGTCAACAATCTGGTGAGCGGTCTGAAGGCCGATGGCCTCTGGGATGCAATAGGCTCCAGTTGTTTACTTTCGGGACCTAGAACGCTGGCGGGGGCGTTGGTGCCGCTGCGAGGGGATGCGCCAACGGCGTATGGCGGCTGGGCGTCTGGCGACTATGACCGCTCAACCGGGATGAAAGGCAACGGATTCAGTTTGTACCTAGACAGCAACCGCGCCGGAAATGCTGACGCGCAGGACGACAGGCACTGGGCCATTTACTCCACCTTAGCGATGACTGACGGCGACTGTGCCTTTGGTTTAGCAAGTCCCGGCACGTTTAACAACGAGCAATATAGGGCAGGCACACAAAACTTCCTGTGGTGTAGTAGTCCTAACGGCTCTGGAACAAATGCAGCAATATTTACAAACAGTGGTGCGGCAGGGTTTCACGGTGCGAGCAGGTCTGATGCGACAGGCTTTACGGCACGCTCGGCTGGGGCAACAGGTGAGGCAACAGTTGCGTCTGCAACTCCTCCCGAAGAAACATACTTTGTGTTTGCTAGAAATCTTGTTGGAACAGGTCAGAACCTTGCGTCTGCGACAAGACTGGCATTCTATTCTGCTGGCTCATCCTTAGACCTAGCCAAACTGGACACTCACATAACAGCCTACGTTACCGCCATCGGAGCCGCCATCTAATGCCTGACATTGATGAACCACTGCCACTGCCCGAGAACCCCGCCACCGTCGCAGACCTGCTGCCGCACCTACCTGTGCCGTATGAGTACGCCAAGCAGTATGCGTGCGTGTTCTCTGCTGAGTTGGCTGATCGCCTCACCACCGTGCAGGCTGAGAACCCTGCGCAGTTCCGCGTCACGCCGCTGGCCCTCACTGACGGCACATTTATGATTAGGGGAGCGATCCTCTCTGAAGTGCCGAACGGTCTGTACGGCGGCAACTTCGCCCGCCTGGATGCCAGCCGCTTTGACGAGATCGCACTCGTCCCGTGGGCTGAAGCGGTGGCCCTGCTGCCGCAGCCAGACCCAATAGAGCCTTAAGAAATAAGCGGCACTTTTCATTAAGGGATGACCGTAGATTGACCGATTGGCGACATATCGCCGGAACGTGTCGCACAACCAAACATTTTCCATCACTGGTGCGGCGCGCCCTACGCCGTAGTAGAAAGCCGGTGACGGCAGCCCCGAGGCGTCAGCAGCCCGACAAAGGCTTGGCAACGATGGGACCGGGGCACTGGAAAGGCAGCAGCCATGTTCGGCTTGCTTCGCAAAGCAGTAGCAGAGCAGGCGAACGAACCACTACACTGAACAAACCCTAGGAGGTTACGAACAATGTCAGAGGTTGATATCGTCCGCAGGGACAAGAGCGTCTCAGTTACGCTCGC